AGATGATGCGGAAGCAATTATTCATCGGGTAAAAATTTCTGAAAACGAATTACGAAAACAACAGGTTGCTGGTTTCTATAGAGATGTAGATCTTGGTAAACCAAATGATAAAGAAACAGATGTAGAGAAAAAAGAAAGACAACTAGAAGGTACATCTAAAACAAAAGATGAAGATGTTTATACTTTGTTAGAGTGTCATATTAATTTAGATATAGAAGGTTTTGAAGATGTAAACCCTGAAACAGGTGAGCCATCAGGAATAAAACTTCCATACATTGTAACACTCGAAGAAGGTTCAAGAGAAATATTATCTATCAAAAGAAATTATGAAATTGGAGATCCGAAGAAAAACAAAATACAATACTTTGTCCACTTCAAATTTCTGCCAGGACTAGGTTTCTATGGCTTCGGTCTCATCCACATGATTGGCGGTTTATCAAGAACTGCAACAGCAGCTTTACGTCAGTTATTGGATGCGGGTACGCTCTCCAACCTACCCGCAGGATTTAAAATGCGTGGCATCAGAATTAGAGATGATGCGCAATCAATTCAACCTGGTGAGTTTAGAGATGTAGATGCACCAGGTGGAAATCTAAGAGATTCTTTCATGATGCTTCCGTTTAAAGAACCATCACAGACTTTATTAGCTTTGATGGGTGTTGTGGTTCAAGCAGGTCAAAGATTTGCATCGATTGCAGATTTACAAGTTGGTGAAGGTAATCAACAAGCTGCAGTTGGAACTACAGTTGCATTATTAGAACGTGGATCAAGAACTATGTCAGCGATCCACAAAAGAATTTACTCTGCTTTGAAAAATGAATTTAGAATCTTAGCAAGAGTATT